GAGCAGCGCCACACCAAATCATCGCACCTTCGTCCGGAACGATTGATTTGGCTGTGCCGCCGTTGCTGAGACCTAAAATGTTGTCGACTTGATCGTCATCAGAGAGATCAACAGCCGGGTGCTGGTGATCAATGCGCGCGATATCTGTAGAAACACCCGCAACACCCGCTTGAAACCCGGCTTGCGGCGCAGAATTCGAAAGATTTGCGTTCAAGGTGACGTTGGCGCTGAGTGCGCCACCACCATTCAAACCCGTGCCGGCAATAACTTGTCGGTTGTCTGGAACATAACCCGTGATCGTTGCAGGAATGCTCGTGGCTGCGGTAACGCGTCCCGTGCTGTCAACCGTAAACACCGGGATGTCCGTAGCGGTGCCGTAAATTCCAGGCGTTACGCCTGAATTAGCCAACTGCACAGAGCCCACGCCGCCCGAAGCGATACTCAACGTGACGTTGGAACTAAGTTGTCCGCCGCCTTGCAACCCTGTCCCGGCAATAACTTGGCGCGAAGTGGGAACACCAGCAACGCTCAAAAGATCTCCGACGCGAATTTGATAATTATTGCCTTGATAAACAATCATCATCAAAGAATCTTCGTCTGCCACCGGAGCGACCGGCAGCTGTGTGATCCTTGTCGGTATCAAATTGCTGGGCACATCTACCATTTAGAACTCCAAATATCCTTCACCATCTTCAGTGATGAAGAACTCATCGCCTTGTTCTTGTATCACGCCTGCAGGATGGGTGTTGATTGGTGTGTCGGGGCGATTAAACGGCAAAATGATTCTGTCGGGCGCACGCGGCGCAAGACGGTACGGATCATATTCGTCGCGATCAGCTTCGCAAACCATGAGACCCGGAAAGTTTGGATCTGAGGCCAGCTCTGACAACAACATCTTGCGCGAGCACCGACCGCATATGCCGATGCCGAAAGTTGGTTGCCCTGCTGGGTCGAGGAATTTGCCACCACTCATTTTGTGTAGCACCCGATGCCAGGGTTGATCTGGATTGGCGATCCATCATTGTCGCCATCCCAAGCGCGCTGTTGACTCATACCAGCTTTTTGTTCTAGCATCGGCATCAATTCTGCAGCCACGGCAGGCGTTTCTGCCGCCACACGCGCGGCTAAACCGTTGATGATCGCTTCCAACCAACGATTCGGGATTTCGATTTCCTGCTGAAGATTTTCGGTGTCCATGATGTTGCGATGCCGCCAGAGCACAAGTTGCGCCGCCTCAGCATCCGAGAATGGCGCTGGCCACAGATAAACAACCGGCTCCGGCAAATCGCGTTGGAAATAATAGCTGCTTGGGCGTCCTGGGAACACCTTGTTGGACTGATTTACGTAGCTGTCGCGGTTCAGCTGACCCAGAGGTATTTCTTGAGGCAAATTGCCTAAAGTTATCTCTGAATAATTGATGGTGCTCGCAGACGTAATTCGGAAATAAGCGTAAGGCAAAGCGCCACTTATGTCTGTCCATGTTATTTCACCAGAACTAACAGCGTCCGATGAACTTCCTACAGTAACCCAAACAGAGCCATTCGCGCTAACCTGGAACGTCACAGCAACGGACGCCGCTGACCATTTTATGCCTATGGTGTTGACCGTGGTTTGTGTTGTGAAACTGACCGTGTAAGTGGTAGATGTTGTGGTCACAACGCCATCGAGGACTTGCAACACGCGATAATTCAAATTCAAAACCTCCACCGTGCCGGAAGGGAGTGTGACGGTGGGTTGATTTTCGTACATCGGAAGAATCAATTTCTCGATGCACCAGCTCGGCGTCTTGATATTTGCAAGCTCCGACAGCATTACATACAAAGAATCTAGAGCATAACTCTGCATTTCTGCGGTGATAGCTTGAGCTGGCAAACGACAGCGCCTGAAAGCGTGATCTACCACTTTCAGCGCATTGAACGTCGTGCCGCTCACATTACCAGAGTATGCCACGCCTTCTCCGTATTCCGGTCAGAGATGGCTGCTGGTTCAGCACGCCCGAATGGTTTCAGTGAATTATAGGTGAATAGCGCTGGAAGAACAACTCATTTTTTCTTCCCGCCGTGCTTGTAAGCCGGGATCATTGGCTCGCGCGGTGCCACAGGCATAGCGCGGCGCTTAATGCCGGGATCCTTATTGTTTTTGATCCCCAAAGCAGAAGAATCACGCAACATTTCAAGACCACCAGCAGGAGCTTTAACGCTTTTGCGGCTGACCACTTCTTTCTTTTCCATGGTCGGCTTAGCCAGGATCTGCTTTTTAGCCATGGCTGACATCGCCGGTTTCATGCCACCTCTGGCCAATTTAGTCATGGGTTTGCCGGGGTGCATGGCACCTTCATGCTTGTGCACGGCGGTTTTGACCATCGCCTTGTCCACCTTCACGTCTTTGTGCGCGCCACCTTTGGCGTAGTTTTTGGCACCTGCGCTTGAAGGGAATTCGAACTCTTTTACATATTTAACAGGCATCGCCAGCTCCTATTTGCAATTTCAAGCTTGAATCTTTTGAAACTTAACTTGCAGCGTAAGTTTTTATGCACTCTAATGCGATGGTATAACTGTCGCCTGAAGACTGATCGTGTGTGGTGAAAAGTATGTCGCCTGTTTTTCCCGCACCCGCGTTATTTTGCAAACCACCCATTGAAGAAAAATCCAGTAAGTAAAATGTATTCTGCGGAATCATGTAAAAGAAAACACTGGATGAAGCGCCCCAGAGCATTCTGATATTCATGCCGTGACAAGATCCCCAAACGCGATTGAGTTTCACGCCATTACAAGCGTTGCCGGAAGCGTTGGGACTTAAAGCTGAAACATCAACCTTGACAACGCCAGATTCGCCGGTTCCGTCTGAGATGTTCGTGAATAGCTGTACAACTAGACGTTCACCATCAAGCAATGTTTGAGAAGTAACTGCATCAGCCATGTCGATTTCCTCTTATTAAACCAAGATCACACCTTATCAATTTTCAGGATCACCTTGTTGCTTTAGTTCTGGGGTGTTTATTTTGCTTAACCAAAAATTACACTCCTGAATAGCACCAGCGACCGCATTTAGATTTGCTTCCATCTGCCGTCGCTGGCCTTCTAAAGCCTCCAAGCGTTCTTTAAAGTCTTGCTCGGTCATACCTGTGCGGTCGACAAGTTAATGTAACGAATAGCCCCATTAACCAAAATACGGAGTGAACCCGTTACTGCGCCCGGAGCCGCTGTGCAAAACATTACGTTGCCGCTTGCACCAGAACTCACATCTTTCGTTGTGGTGCCGACAGAAAACAAATTCAACACGCCAAGGCTGTTTTGAGCTTCGTCACCAAAGCCGATAAACGCCGTCGGACGAGTAGCTCTTGAACCTGTAAAAGAAGTGAAGTCAAAAACTGCACCGTAGCAAGCTCCTGTGTTGGTGCTTGCACCCACATCCACCACTCCATACACGGCGGTGTTTAATCCGGAAATGGTGTTGGATGCGTTTTTTAGAGAAGTTTGGGCATAACATCCAAAGATGTTGCCGCCAGCAACCCCTGCGGTGCGACTATTTGCAGCGCCAACCAAAGCAGCAACGGTGCCAGACCAATTCGCAGCGGGGCGAACAGTAAAGTCGGTCAGGTTGTAAGCGCCTGTTGACAGATCTGAGGCAGTCAACGTGTCGTCAGAAGTGAACCCTGCGTTAGAAACGACTGGTCCAGAAAAAGTGGTGGTACCCATTAAAATGTCCTCACATGCGAGTTAGGCACATCTGTCTGCATGTCGTCAGCCGGGGCTGTCAGATGCACCGGGAAACCCCGGAAAAATACCCTCCACCAGTTTCCCGGTGGAGGGTTTCGTTGCCTTAAACTCCGGCGGTGCCGAAGACGCCGCGCGGATCGGTCCAGCCGAACACGTAACGCTCGGTGGCTTTGTAACGCATGGAGTCGGTTTCGAAGTCACCTTCCATGCTCTTTTCCAAGCCGCGACGCATGAGGAGTTTCAGACCTTCTGGAGCGTCAGTCTGAATCCACCACGCCGTGGTAGAAGTTATGCGAGAAAGGTTAGCTTGACCGTCAGCAAGCAAGCCCATTGACTTGACCGGGTTGATGTCGTTGTCAGCTGTGCCGGTACGCAGCACAGACTTGAGCAGGACTTCAGCCTGGAAGACATTGGACGGACCAGCCACAATCTTCTTCGGTGTGAGACGGATACGCTTGCCGTTGTTGTCAACAGCGTTGCGGACCTGGATGAGGATCTGCTCAAGGGAAGTCTGCGAAAGTGCAGCCGCAGTCGAAAGCTGGTTCGAGAACACACCGTTAACAATCGGGTGAGAAGTCGAAACCAGCGCCACACCGTCGCCGCCAGTGTAAGCGGAGTTGAACGCGCGGTTT